GTGGACTACTCAAAGCTAGTCCCAATGCTTGTCAAAGAAATTCAATCACTACGCGCTCGCGTGGCACAACTGGAGAAGTAAAATGGCTACATTCAATTGGACTATTCCCACATGCGAACACGTTATCGCTGACGGTGGGATTAACGTAGCGCACTGGCTCTGCAACGCAGAGGAAACTGTGGGCACTGGCGATGACGCTGTAACCTACACAGCATCTTCATATGGCACCTGTGGCCTGACCTATGACGCATCTGCATCAGATTTTGTAGCGTATAAGAGCGTTACACAAGCCGATGTGGAAGGCTGGATTTGGGCCAATGGTGTGGACAAGGACGCAACAGAAACAGCCTTACAGGCGAACATAGACGCTCAAAAAACTCCAATAACCGCTGACGGAGTGCCTTGGTAATGTCTCAAACTTTTACAATTAACACTGAAACCGGCGAAAGCCACGAATTTGCTTTTGAAGACATGAGCGAAAGCACTAAAGCTATGGCACAGCAGGCAATGAATCTGCAAGTCGCTACCGATGAAAAGCGTGTGGTGGTGCGTGAGTACACCAAGCAGATAGAGGCTAACCAGACGATTATTAACGACTACGTTGAGCGCTTAACCAAAGAACTGATCGACCTGCCAGAAGTAGTAGACGCCCCTGTAGTGGCTAAGGCCGATGCCGGGTGATGTTGCACAAGAAGCGTTAACAGAAATCCGCGCACATGAGCGGGAATGCTTGCTGCGCGCGCAATTGATTCAGCAACAGCTTGACCAGCATCAGCGCACGCTAGAGCGCATAGAGCGTCAGGTTTGGGGTATCTACGTTGCCCTAGTGTTAGCGGTTGCGCTGCCTATTTATTTGGGTCAGTAGATGATTGGCGAAATAGCAGCGATTGTTGCAGGGGTCAATGCAGCCACAAGCGCTATTAAGCAGGTTGCGGAAACGACCAACGACATTCAAAGCATCAGTGGCTTTCTGTCTACGCTTGGCGGCGCTGAGGTAGAGCTAGCGCGTAGCCAGAACAGTGGCAAATTGTCGGAAGCTGACGCGGTAAAGGCCGCGTTAGCAAAAAAACAAATCCAAGAAACCATGGCGCAAGTCAAGGACTTGTTTACCGTGAGCGGCAACGGGCAACTTTACCAAGACGCTATGCAGGCAATGGCAGATGCGCGCAAAGCCAAGCAAGCAGAACTAGCGGCAAAAATGGCAGCAAAAAAACAATTTCGCCGCGACATGCGCCAACTGGCGGTGGTGTTTTTAGCCATAGCGATTTTGGTGCCAACCGTTTTGGCGTTGTTATTATCTTTCGTTACTAGGTGAGCGCATGGCAGCCAAACGACTAGAGCCTGATTCGGAGTTTTCGCAATATGACCTAGATGGCGACCAAGTGGTGTCAGATGACGAATTGCTGACTTCTGAGCGCCTAAGCACACTCAAATCTCAAACAGACAAAGCCGTAGCGCAGAAAAACATGGCTTGGTTTTCACTGTGGGGGATGTTGCTGTACCCGACGCTGATCGTTTTTTGCAGCCTAGTAAAGCTAGAGCAGGCTGCACAAATCCTTTCAGAAATTGCACCTGTTTACTTCGTCAGCACTGCCGGTTTGTGCGCTTCGTACTTCGGCGCGTCAGCATGGGCTACACGCAAACAATGAACTTGGTACTAGCGTTTAGCTTGATCGTGATAGTGGAAGGGCAACCGATACCCGGCAGCGGCACATGGTTGTTTGCCAATGCCTATAGGTGCAATGAGGCGGCTAGAGCCGTCGAATGGGGGCATGTCAGCCCGAAGGGGAAGCGATACCTAAATGAGAACGTGACGGCTTACTGTGTCCCTAAATCAGTACAGAAGGGCACTAGCCTGTTTTACTGAGCACAACGACATTTGAGTAAGTTATTTGTCCGTTTTGGTGCCCATTTGGTTCCCACGTGAGAGTTTTTTGTTAAAAACTCAATAAAAACAAGGGGTTTGGTGGTGCCCAGAGAGAGACTCGAATTCTAACTGAGTCCGTTGGCGCATTCTGGCGCACGCTAAGTTGTTGATTTTCCACACATTGAAATTTTGGTAGTGCGCCACCCTGCGCCAAAATGCTCACGTTTTGTGCCAGATTGGTGCCCACGTGAGAGTTTTGGTGCCATTACGCCACACTTTGCACCCATTTTTGCCGCACGTAGAGACGTAACCTCTCACGTGGGCACCAATGGGCACCATTTATTCTACCCCAGCCCATTTAGCGTGCTGCACCATGCTAGCGTCTTCGTTCGCCCAGCTTGCATAGGTGTTTAAAAATTGGTCTAACCTATGGCCTAGCTGCTTGGCGCAGTAGGCCGGTTCTAAACCGGCCTCAAGCATCATCGTTGCGCACGTGTGACGCGCGTTGTACGGGTCGCGGTGCCTAATGCCTAACTTGAGTTGCAGCGCATTGAGCTTGCTAGAAAACGCCTCATAACGGCTGTATGGCACACCATCGTCCGTGCAAACGATGTGGTCGCACTGTTTGTTTTTGGCGTGTTGTCGCAACAATCCCACAACCTTGGGGTGCAGGTTAACTATTCTTTGTTCATGGTTTTTCGTGGTGTTGCGCGTAATGCCGTCAGATCGCGTTTTGCTTACGTTCAGTTTTTCGCCTAAAAAATCCGTCCAGGTTAGCGCTATCACTTCGCCGGGACGCAGCCCAGCGTAGAAGCGCAAGGTGTAAAAAAGCAGCAACGCGCCCGACATTTCAGCCAGCAAAGCGTCGCGTTCTTTGTTGGTAAATGGGTCAATTGCTTTTTTCTCAACTTTAAACGTAATTTTACGCGCAGGGTTTGCGCTTAGGTATTCGGGCACTGCTTGTTCTAAGATTGAACCAATAACGCCAACAGCGTCTTTCTTTGACTTTTCGCTTAGGTGTGACATTTCAGCCTGCACAATCTGCAACAGCAGCATCTGCGTAACGTCAGTCACTAGCGTTTCGTGCAGGTAGGGCAACCAGTATTTGTTCAGCACAGTGCGAATTTTTCGGGAGGTTGTCGGCGCAAATCGTTTTGATGACAAGCGCAGTTCAGACAATTGTTGCATCGTCGGCGCAATCGTTTTGACCGGCGCAACAGCCGCCAGCTTTGCCGTTTCTATCGCCGCTAAACGTACTTTGTCGGCTTGCTTAATGCCTTGCGCGGTATAGGGAATATCAGTGCGCTGGAACTTTCTACGTCCTTCGACGTAGTAACTGATTCTGCACTTACCCCTATCTTCAGTGATGCCTTTTGCCATGCGGTGATTGCCTGCACGTTGTAAACAACTTTCCCCGCTGGATCATACACATAATGTGTACCAGCAATCCAATGGCGTTGGCGGCGGTTTTTGATTTCAGACTTGGTGTACCCGGTTAGCTCAGTTAGTTTGGTTTCGGTAACGATCATTGCACTATCTCAATAAACTCTGCGCAGCCTTCTTCGACAAACTCCAAAAAGATGGAAATGTCGCGTTCTAGCTGCGCAATCATATCTGCGTCACGTTTTAGCTTTTGTACCCAAATGTTTGATTTTTCTGGCAATCTAGGGTCATAAACTACGAAATCGCACCAACGTCTGCCGGTGCAAGCCATTTGCCACTGCATTTGTATTTGGTATTTAAGCGGTATTTGTTGCGACAACACCATTTCGATCATAGTCGCGGTGCGTGGACACTTAATTTCGACCAGACCGTACTTACCCACCAAACCATCAGGTGACGCACCCGACATCAAAATGTCGGGGTGCGGCACAAAGCCCACCTCTTTGACAGTCACTTTTTTCTTGCGCTCATACGCTGCGCGCGCGTTAGGTTCTTGATCGATGCCGTGCTGCATGTCGCGCGTCACGAACATCTCGGCACGTTGCTTAGTCAAGCGCTCCTGCACCAATTCAATGAGGTAGCGCTGCACGGATGCTGACGGTTGTCCTGACTTGGTTTTCGCAACTGCGTCAGCGATGCGACTGCCGGTTGCTTTACCTAGCCGAAGCGCATGCCATTCAGCGGTGCGCTGTTCGATTGCAGCCAGCGGCGTTTGCTCAAACGGTGGGGTGCTTTCTACAAATTCAGCCAAGATCGACGGCCACCAAAAACATAACCAGCATAAAAGCGGCAGCATGCAGCCCATTGCGCACTTTGCTTTGCTGTTTGTTGTTAGCAAAAAAAGCGACATCAGCAGCTAAGCGCAAGGCGTCAGCCTTAGCGCGTTGCATTTTAAAGGCGTGACATATAGCACTTGCGTGCAGAGTTGTGTCTTTCATGCGCCAAACCCCCATTCGTCTGATTTGCTGGGGCTACTCCCAAAAGGGTTATCGTCGAATTCGTTGGCGTTAGATGGCGCAATTGACGGCGCGTCCTCAACTGCGAAGGGCACAAAATCTTGACGCGGCGCCAAGTCAACAACCTGCACCGACATTAGGCGTAACGACACGCCAGTGCCCATCATTCCATGGTAAGGCACTAGCTTGACGGCGGCTTTTACCTTGCTACCGCGCGTGAGTTGGAAGTCAGCGGCTAGCTGCGCGCGAGTTGCATCGTATTGCCGTGGTGCCTCGTAAATAGCACGCTTTTGGGTTTTAACTAGGTGATAGCCGTCTTCGTCGTCGTTTTTGAACGTGTTTTTTGGTTCATCAGGCCAGCCAGTATTCGATTGTTTAGCGTGTCCATAAGCAACCTTCATTTGAGTCCATAACGCTTCCGCCTGCGCACGGTTTAGCTTTACCGTTAATTCATAAGCGGCATTTGTCGCAGTGGCGTCACACGGCACTGTTTGGTTGCGCTCATTGCTGAAGTGGTACGGCTGATCGATTCGCGGGTATTTGGCTTCGACTAGCCCGGCGGGGCTTAGGCCGTTATTCGTTTCGCCAATGATGTAGAGATCGTTTTGGTAGTCGAACTGCGGGGTTGTAGGGGAGTTTTCCATGCGCAAAACCTTGTGTTGTTTCGCGCATCATACATCAGATATGTGTCATGTATACACTATTTGTGTATTGAATATCGTTCGTTGTTGTTTTGTATCGCCAAATGACGCAGATCAAAATACAAACATTCAGATTTTGCTTTTTCAATCACCGCAAAAGTTATCGGATCACCAGGTTTAAGAATATCTGTGTATTGGCTTCGATTGGCTTCGTTGACAATGCAAAGCCTTGTGTTCCAGCTAAAAACGACAAACCAATGAATTTTTTTGTCCTGTGGGAACACTTCTTTATGTTTTTTTAAGTAAGCAATGACCGTTCTGCTGTAAGCCGACGAAGTGTTGTTAATGAGCGCTTGTTGTTCAGCAGTGACGTTTTTGCTAAAAAATCTGTGCATTCCGTTTAGCGATTTGACGCCAGCAAAAGGCCGTGATTGCGCCAAAAAGTGAACCATTTGGCTGGCGATGTATAGTTCTGCGTCGTTTTTAGTCAGTTGTCCCATTGTCAGACTCCGAGTTTCTTTCTTCTTTTTCCGATAACGCTGAAAAAAGAGTGTCGATAACCCTTTTGTCCTTAGCGTTTAACTGTTGGTACTTTTGTTCAGTCAAACTCGCGGCATCCATCAACTGATCGGTGCCCCAGTCAATAAATTGAGGGGTGACGCCTAACAGCTTCGCCATCGCCTCAATGTGTTCGTCGCTTGGACGCACCTTGCCCTTAACCCAGTTCTGCACTGAGTTAGGCCACACGCCTAAGCTGTCTGCCAATTGCTTCTGAGTCATACCGTTGCTTTGAAGCAGCGCTATGATTCGTGTTGCTCTGTTCATCTCAACCAACCTTGCGGCTAACTATTATTGTCAAGGAGATAATCACACTTATAGTGTACATAATCAACACATTTTGTGTAACTGTCCTTCAATACACAAAAAGTTTGCGTGAAATACATGCTTTGATGTATAACGCGACCATGAGCAACATTGTTGAAAAAGTAATCGCCAAAATACCTGCCCGAAAACTGGCGCAAGAATGTGGCATTCACGTCAACGCCGTATACGGCTGGAAAAACCGTAACCAGATCAGCGCCAAGCACGTTGGGAAGGTTTCACGGATCACCGGCATACCCTTGCGCGAATTAAGGCCAAGTCTTTTTGAATCCTAATGTGACGGCCTCAGCGCGGGAGTCGGGCGTTTCTTCTCCTTACTCTGACACCCCTGTAAATGCGCTGGGGCTGTCGCAACTTACCCCCTACGAAGACCGGCGCCATTGGTCAGACCAGTATGAGCAAGCCGTTATGCAAACGTTGTCGCCTTGGCTTATCCGCAAGGGCAATTGGGAGGAGGACGTGCTGGACGGCAGCGACTTTGTTAGCCGCGCAAAGAGCATCGGTTGCCGGGTGCGCAGCTATCAAGCATTCAAGCAATACGGTCACGATTTCACGCTGAGAGCGCCAAAAGAGCTTAGTAAGGTTCTAGGCAGCACCACCGGCTCACCCAACTGTGACTGGTTTTTCTACGCATACGCACACCCTCACATTCCGACGAAGCTAGCTGCTTGGCTCATTTTAGACATGCACGTTTTCCGCGATGAACTGCGCGTAAACGACCAGGTTAAAAAGCAAATGGTAAGCAAAGAGGGCGTCGACCAGTTTGCAGCATTTGACCTGCGCACGTTTCGATTTAAGGAACTGATTGTCGGGTGCAGCGACAACATGGTGAGCAAGTTGGGAGAGTGGTATTGAGCTTCTCGATGATCGCTTGGGCGTTCAAGCAGCAACCTAAAACACCCACACAGAAGTTCGTGCTCCTTGCGCTGGCTGACTTTCACAACGGCACAACAGGGCAGTGTGATCCTTCTTTTGAGACGATAGCGAACAAGACCGGCTACCAGAAAAGAGCGGTTCAATACGCTATCAAAGACCTGCAAAAACAGCGGTTGATTAAGTACCAAAAACGTCGGGTAAACAGCCACAAACACACCAGCAATAGCTACACGTTTTGCACTGAAAACGACGCAAGGGGGGTAGTGCATATGGTGCACCCCCCTAGTGCATTAAATGCACCCAAACCAGTAAATACAAACAACAAAGAAAACGCGCATAAAGCGCGTTTCAAGAAGTTGTAAACAGGGGCTGGGAATGAACGATTACGAAAGCGACAACATCTGGCGTTTCGACAACGTTATTGACTCAACCTTAGAGACTTCTGACCTAGAAGATTTGATCGCGGGTCAAGAAGGCAAGGTGATGAGTAGGTGCATAACTGACGCTGATTTTTCCGCGACGGTTAGCACTGAAACCTTTACCGATTCTGTCTACCGCGACCTACACAAACTCATGCAGTCGGCTAGGTCAAACGGCATTACTGTAAACCGGGAAGTGCTGAACGAACTGGCGACAGAGAAATACGGTGCAGACCACTATGTCGTTTTGTTCGACATAATTTATGGCTGGAATACTACGGTGCCAACCGAAGATGCCGAGGTGTGCTATGAGCGCATGGTTGACCGCAGCACTAAGCAACAAGCTGCCAGGATTGGCTTAGCGCTCTCGCAATCAGGCAACGCAGAAGCTGCAATCGCTAGACTTCAAATGCTGCACAAGTCAGACCGCAGCTATATCGACACACCCAAAGACTTAGCGCAGAAGTCGCTGAACATGATTACCGCTGGCATAAAGCCAAGCATTAAAACTGGGTTTGCTAAGATCGACCGAACCTTCGGCGGCTTTCACCCTAGCGACCTGATCGTTTGCGCGGCACGGCCCGGCGTCGGTAAAACGGCGTTAGCCACGAACATGGCGTGGCAGTCGCAGGAACCCACACTTTTTTGTTCATTGGAACAACCGCGCCACCAAATAGGTTTGCGGTTAATTAGCGCGATTGGCGATGTGGACGGCGATGCTATTCGCAATGACCGCATGACCGACGCGCAACGTGAGCAATGCCTAATCGCCGCTGATCGGCTGGGTAACAGCGGGATGCACGTTTGGGATAAACCCAACGCCACAGTTAACGACATCGTGCGCGAAGCAAAGCGCTGCTATGCCGAACACAACATTAAAGCGATTTTTGTCGACTACTTGGGCCGCATAAAGGGCGGGGAGGGCAACCACAAGCATGAGGTGGTTGGCGACAATATCCGCGCACTGAAAAACCTAGCGCTAACGCTAAACATCCCAGTGATCGTGCTGGTACAGCTAAACCGCCAAGTCGATACGCGCGATGAAATATGGCTGTCAGACCTAAAAGACTCTGCCGACATCGAAGCGGAAAGCGATATGGTTTTCCTAATGAAGCGCGCCAACGAAGCAGACACGCAGGCCAAAGACTTTAACGCACACATCAACGTTGCCAAAAACAGGCACGGCAGGTGCGGCACGTTTGAGTTGGAATTTGAAAGCCGGTTTGCACGTTTTAGGGACGTGCAACCGGCGCAGGTTATACCGTTTAGCTAATGCTAGCCAAAGCACACACAATAAAACGCGCAATAGAGCGCACGCAACGCGAGGCTGAACAGCCGCAGCGCGTTTGGGGCCTTATGTATTTTGACACATTCGACTGTACGCACTACGAAGCAGTGATGGGCGCAAAAAAGCGTCTGCGCATTTTACAAGACGCGCTAACACGCCAAAGGTTGCGCAGTTATGACAGCTAAATCACGCACCAAGGGTGCTGTAGGTGAACGCGAAATAATCTACATTTTGCAACAACACTTTCCGTATGAGCGCATAGAACGCAACTTTGCGCAGGCTGCGCGCGGCGGTTGTGACTTTGTGTTGTTCAACCAATTCGCTTGCGAAGTAAAACGCTACCAGCGCGGCAAATCGTTTTTGACGGCTTGGTGGGATCAGGCGTGTGACCAAGCTATTAGAGCCAAATTGTTGCCAGCGTTGTTCTACAGGTTTGACAGACAACCGTGGCAAGTGGTCATAGCGCGCAACCCGCAAACGCTTGAGCAACACAAGTTTGATTCAGTCGATGAGTTTGTCAGAGCGCATCAGGGCAGGACAAGGAGCGCAATGCGTGTTGTGGCAACAACTGATTAACGAGCGCACGCACGCAACATGGCGCGCTGAACGCTACACGATTTGCGCGCAGCTACACGCAGAGCAAAGCAACCGCGTGAGCTATTTGCTTTTCTATAACGCAAAGAGCTTTACCACCGAAGACACACAAAGCATTGGCTGTTGGGATAACGCAGCCGATGCAAAACAAGCGGCAGAGGAACATGCGCTACTTCACGCCTGACGAATTGAAATGCCAACACTGTGGCGCGCATGGGATAGATACCGCGTTTGTCGATTTGCTCGACTCAATCCGCGCGGAGGCTGGCTTTGCGTTTCCTATTACGTCTGGCTACCGCTGCGCAGATCACCCGATAGAGGCGCGCAAAGCAGTACCAGGTTCGCACTCAACTGGAAAAGCCGTAGACATTGGCGTCAGCGGTGATAGGGCGCTAAGGGTTATCGAACTAGCGCTGGGCGCAGGCATACAGCGCATCGGCGTTAATCAGAAAGGCAGTGGTCGGTTCATACACCTAGACGTGTGCACCGACAAAACCACACCAACGATTTGGAGCTACTAACGTGAGCATTTTAACAACGCTGCTAGGGCCGGTAAGTCAATTAGCCGGGACGTGGATGGAGCAACGCGGCGCGGAAAAGCAGGCCAAGCATGAGGCCAAAATGCAGGTGATCCGCGATGGCGCTGAGTGGGAAACGACAATGGCTAACGCCAGTGCGTCTAGCTACAAGGACGAATTTTGGACGGTGGTGCTAGCCATTCCAATTTTCATGGTCGGCTACGCCATTGCCATGAACGACACGGCAATCATTGACCGGGTAGCGATGGGATTTGAAGCGCTGAACGCATTGCCCGAATGGTATCAATACTTGCTTTTTCTAGCCGTCAGCGCATCGTTTGGCATACGCGGTGCTGACAAACTGATGAAGCTGCGCAAGTAATGTTGACCGTAATAAGTTTAGGTGCTGGCGTGCAAAGCAGTGTCATGGCGTTAATGGCTGCAAAAGGTCAAATAACACCCATGCCTGACTGCGCCATCTTTGCTGACACGCAAGCGGAGCCAGACCACATTTACGAATGGCTAGACTGGTTGGAGACGCAACTACCATTTCCAGTTTACAGGGTCAGTGCTGGCAATCTCAAAGATGATTTAATTGCTAGCTCACAGACTGGCGCAAGAGTGCCAAACCCACCATTGTTTGTTCAATCGCAAAAAAGCGATGGCATGTTGTTTAGACAATGTACTTCTGACTACAAAATTCAGCCCATATTCAAAAAGTTACGTGAGTTAATCGGTTTACAACCACGGCAACGTGCGCCCAAACAAGTGGCAGTGCAGCAGTGGATTGGAATAAGCCAAGACGAAATGCAACGCATGAAGATGGCTCCGCACAAGTGGATAGAAAACCGCTGGCCCTTAATCGAAATGCGAATGAGCAGGCTGCACTGTTTGCAGTGGATGCGGAATAACGGATACAACGAATTACCTAAAAAGTCGGCCTGCACGTTTTGCCCGTACCATGACAATCAGACATGGCGCGAAATGAAAGCTAACGACAAGAAATCATGGACGGAAGCGGTGGTGGTTGACCATCTTATCCGCAACGGCATCAACAAGACTGCCGAAGGCAATAGGCTTTATCTTCATCGCAGTCGGGTGCCGCTTGATGAAGCTGACCTAAGTGATCCTGCGGAAAACCAAAAGACTTTTAGTTTTATGGACGAGTGCGACGGGATGTGTTCGGTTTAAATGCAAATCTCTGTCAAATCAAACGTGCGACAAGTCATAGGCCGCGTCAATTTTATATCTGACAAAGCCGTGAAGACTGCCACGCGCAACACGCTGAACGATGTGGCAAAGCAAGTCACCCGGCAAAATGTTGCTGGCGGTTTACGCCAAGCAACAACAAAAACGTTCACTAAGAAGTCAGGCGCTAAGGGTGCAACCAACCACACGCGCACAGGGTTTTTCTACACGCGCGCCAACCGCACAAACCTGACTGCGTTTGTGTTTTGGGATGATCGACGGGGCGATTACCTAGCGCGCCAGACTTATGGTGGCGTGCGTACACCAGATGCGAAAGTGATTGTGATGCCGATACCTAAACGCGCAGGCAGGCTAACCGACGCTCACGGCAACATTAGGTGGGGCGAATACACCAAGATGAAACGCAACAAGGCCAAGTTTTTTGAAGGCAAGCCAACAGGGTTTCCTAGTGCCAAACCGGGACTGTGGGAGCGCTACCCGGTACGCGGCAATGGCGGCAGCAAGAAAATTCGCATGATTGCAGCCTATGAACCTCGCGCCACATACAGGCCGCTTTTTCCGTTTGAGCGCACAGTCGAAAGCTACGTCGCAAACCGTCAACGCGGCTTTTCGCCGCAGTTTGAGCGCAATCTTAGGCTATCAATGAAGAAGTACCGATGAGCAAGGTACTTCCAACGCTTTGTTTTATGCGGTTGTTTGCGCGCGCGGTCTTTTCTTAGCGTGACAGAGACAAAAAACATTGCCACCAAGACTCACAGAGGGCGCAAGAACGCCTCTGTGGAGGAGGGCACCGCAGATGATTACAAAAAGTATTCGGCTGCTAGAGCGAAGCGTGAGGCGCACAACGCGAATCTT